TAGGCAGGTGTTGGTGACGTTGGGCTTGATTGTATTGTTATTGCCATTATACTACTGTTACTTCTTTACCTATTAATTTAGATATGTTAGTTAATAAATCTTTTAAATCCTGAGGATTAGAACCTTGCTCTACAAAAGGTTTAGGCTTAATTCCTTTTTTACCTATTGACCTTGCCACTATAAAAGCAAACTGTTTCGCTGCTTTTTGGAATGGTAGCTTTTTAACTATTCTTTTAGTAAACCCTTTCTTTTTATTATATTCGATTGTCATATCGTATATAATTTTAGATGGACTTATCCCGTTTGAAGACTGCCACTTTTCGCCTACAACTTTAGTCGGTGGCATCTTACCTTTCTTTCTACCATTCTCAATATAATACCAATAGTCTTTATCGGCATATACACCAAGCGTTACCTTGCCAACTCCATAACTAACCCCACCTTTAAACCTTATATCTACTGCACTTGGGTTACCTCTACCGCCTTTTTTAAGAGCGTCAAATAAAGATACCTCTAAATCCTTTGCCCACTTTTCAGTAAAGTCATTTAGTAATTTATCTATTTCTTCGTTGACGTTCAATTTCTTCAGCCTCCATTTTATTCTTATCCTTAAGATAAGATAGTTCATTTAATAATCTTATTACACCCCACTCATGCACATCGTCTTCTGTTATTCTATTAGCTTGGGATACCTCTTTAATTATGTGAATCCATCCCCAAAAATCGACAAACCTTTCTCTCTCAGTTCGGTTTCGATCTCTTTGTTGATCGTCTTCATCGCTTCTACCCCCTCCAAATAATCCAAGGTATTTAGATTCCAATTCGCCAATACTTCTAAGCAAAAAAAAACACTTGGTTGTGCTATCGACATTGGTGCGTTTAGAAACTTATCTGCTACCTCAGCGTGTTTGTTACCATCGTATTTGAATGATAGGTATTGAGCAGGCTCATAAGTTAAGGCACAAAGTTCGTGTAGTTTATTAGGAAAGTAGTCGGGCTGCTCCATTAACGTTTTAATCGTAATGTAACGAGCCACGTTTATATCGTTTACCGAGCGTGATGCCTTGTAAAAGTTACCACCTTGCCATGTAATTAACTTAGGTTGTGGTTTATACTTAACAGATTTTAATAAGCCGCAAGTAAAAGACTTAAATGATACTTTAGGTTGGATGGGTTTGGTAAGGAATGAAAGGCTTTTAACTAAGTACTTGTAATGCTTTAAATCTAAGTTTTCAACTTCGTCATAGGTTTTGCCGGTAAAGAATGAAATGATACGTGACCAATCTACTTCGCCCTGTAGGTGGGGATAGATGGTTTGGTATTGTTCAATGGTTACTTTATTCCAATTAAAAGGTATTGTCATATACCTATTAAATACTAAAAAAGTTGATTTGTTTTAGGCAAATGAATAACGACCTGAACCTTTATTTATCTTATTAAGAGCTACATAACGAATAGCATCAATAGTGTGATTGTTAAAATCAACGGGTATATTTTTACCATCTATCCATTTATAGGACCTAAACTCTTTTATGGTATAAGTTGACGTTCGGGTTATGTTAATCTTAAATTGCTTTAAAGTGTCTATTGAATTACGGATTGAGTCTGCTCCTTTGTTAGCCCCTTGAATATTAAAACCTGCCCTTGTTAAGTCTTCAATACTTTTAGGCTCAGCACTATCAGCAACTATTGGCATGGCTCTTGTTACACCTAACCTTGTTAATTCGTTTGCAATATCGCTATTTGTTAATCCTGTGCGATATAACAGCTCGTCTATGTATATCTCACTATTGTATCTAAATACTTTTATAACCGTTGTAGGGTCATTAGTAAAGCCAAAGTCCATACCTATTCCAAGTAACTCAGCACCCAAAGGAATGTTATCTACAATATCAAAGTTTCTAAAGACTAAGCCCTCTATTTTACCAGTCATGCCACGAGCATAAACCTTGAATAGTTCCATGTCTTTAAACCTTAAGCCCTCTATTTTATCTCGTATCTTTTGAGCAACAAAAGGATTGTGCCGGTGGTCGGATATGAATAGTTTAACGCCATCCGTACCTATTAGATTTTCATGCACCCAGAACTCAGCGTTTGGATTGTAGTCGATATAAACTTGTTTACGGGTACGCATATACAATTCGTTAAATATATCGTATGTTATACCCTGCGCTTCGTTTATGAATAGATAATCCCTTTTACCAGACTTCGCACCTTGAGCGGTCTCATAGCTTTTAAACTCCATTACAGAGCCATTAGCAAATTGAAAGATACGGTCTGTTCTATTGTAGTCTGCTATCTTATGCCTAAGTTGTTCGCTATTGTTGTAGATATCTAAGGCATCACGTAACGCCCCGGCTTTTAAGTTAGGGATTGATTCACCAACAACTGTGATAACTATTGGCGATTGAATGGCTTTAGTGAATAGGACTTGAAGTATTGAATATGTTTTCCCAGACGAAGATCCTCCTTGGTTTACGAGTACATCTTCGGTAGCAAAGTAATTAGCTTCATATAGGCATGAGGTTTTAAACACATTAATCTAAACTAATATCCTTTTCATTACTACTAAGTGGCGAATCGCTTTTAATAATCTCAACTGTTGTATTGAGGTTTGTATTCTCATTCTTAGCTTCGACCTTATCAGTCATGCCTAATTTATTCTTTGCATAGAATATTCCTTTGCCCTCATTAGCTACAATATCAACAGCTAAAGAACAAAATAAATCGTCTATCTTTTTTATAGTGTTACTTTTTTGCTCACAATCGCCTTTTAACCACTCGTAATAAGTCTTCCTAGCAATTGTATCACCCAAGTTCATTGGAAGCCATATATTCAAAAAGAACGCTATTGTAGGTATATGCCTTTCCTTTTGGTTAACTATCTTTCCGCTACCTGTTGCCACTTCTTTAGAATGGTTTAAACATACCTCAACATATTTTTGAGCGTATTCTGGTAGGCTTGTTATAAATTCTTCACTTTTTGCCATTCTGTTTGGTATTCGTAAATATCCTGCATTAGTTTAAACATACAATTATCTCACCTAAAATATGTGAGTTTGCTACATCACAAGGTAGCGTCATTTTACTAAAGTCTATCATCTTAAAAAGTTATAGTTACTAATTACTTCATCTAAGATAAGGTTTTTATTTGACTTATCCCAACAATTTAATAAAAAGTTGCAGTCTGCTACGGGATCAGTCGTAAAGCATCCAAAGCGTAAACCATCTATTAAGGTAGTTCTTATTAATCCTTGCGCTCCATCTGTATAACAATGCGCTGGCTTTTGTGCTATTCTAATACTACCGTCTAACAATCTTTGTTGCCCAACAATCATATCATAATCATTTTGATACTTTTTAAATATATCGTAGGTATTGTGATTGAATGTAGTATCGTCATCTAAACCAAAAAAGAAACCATCTTCTAAATTATCTAAGGCTTTGTTAACTTTTTTACCTACTCCGCTTAAGTCATCAATACAATCAACTGTTAAGTAAGGAATATTATATGCTTGGCATTCTTTAATAAGTATCTCTCTGTGTTTGGCAATTACAACAATCCAATTAATATCTTCATAGTCGGGTATTGAGTCGGCTACTTTCTTAATCATTCCACTCCGGAATAAAGGTGTAAATATATTTAGTTTCATTCGTATATCCATTGTTGAGTTTCTATTGTCCACATCGAATAACATGGGTGAGCAGAAATATGACCTGTAAAGTCAAAGCACTTCATATCTTCGCCATTAACATAACCTATCCAACCTTCAGCATCATGCCTATTAAACACAGGGGGTGCTAACATTTTACGAACGTGAGATAATGAAGTCCACCAGAATGTACCGCCAAAAAAAGGACTACCTCTGTGTTCAACTGAATGATGTGATGGTCGCATCCAATGTTGACCAACTGCATCAAAGCCCTCATTTAGTTTTTGTACTGCTATTTGCCATTGACCAACGTTGTAATAAGTCATTGATCTTCGCCATGATTGATTAGGTTGTTCAGGACGTGATGAGCCTTTAGAGTGAGCATATAAAACATATCCGTCATTATCTTGGGCAAATTCATACATAGGTATTTGAGTAACCTGCTCCCAACCTGTATCGGATGTTGCTATCACATCAAAATTAATACGTTCGTTAATTAGGTATTGAATAACGGCTGTACGGTTATGGTCTGCCCCAACTATTCCAATACGGAACGCTGCAAGGTTATCAATAAGCCCCCATTTACGTAGGGCTTTAATATGTTCGCTAACTGGTTCTAACCATTGACCGTCTGCGTATATGTGGTAATAGTGGTAGAGTTTATTTGAATCGCTCATAAAGTTCTTTACGTTTATCAGTTAGCAAATTTAATGAATATTTTTTAGTATCTAAAGTTAATTGTGCAGCCGTATCTTTTACTAAGTTAGGATTACTTAGAATGTATTTTGACCATTCGTAAAAGTTTCCCCAAGTCAAATCAAAGCTATTCTTTTTAGTCATTAAAGAACTATAAGGGTTAACATTGTGACCCATAAATGCACATCCTTTATGCCCTGCTTCAATCATTTTTAACTCTGATTTGCAATTATTAAAATCATTGTCTATTAAAGGCGCAACTAAAATATCCATTTCATCGTAAACCTTTGCAAATTCATATACCGGCAAAGCACCCACTCTACGGTATGGTTTACTAATACCACTAGGGAACTTATATTTAACCAATCGCAAACAATACTCACGCTCAACAGGTAAAAGTGTTTTAAGGTTATCGGTTAGCATTCGTTCATATCCAATATAAACCGACTCTTCGCTTTTAATAGCGTTCCAACCTGTTAAGATAACTTGGCAATTACGGTTAAAGTCTGCATCGTATAAAGCAGTTTGCACGTCTTTATGAATAGACATAACGTCGGGTATGTGAGTTGTGCCTTGCGTAAATCCGTATCTAATCCGTTTAGAGTTTACGTGGTTGTTTTGCCACACGCTATCATCCGTATCAATACCATTTTCAATAACATAAACTTCTTTATTGTGTTCTTTAATCTTACCGGCTAATATTTCAGTTGTGCAAATAACAAAGTGAGCCGCTTTAATTGAATCTATTATTAATTGTGGTTTATTAGTTTCTTTATAATGTTCGTATAACAAATGGTCTTCAGGCAAAATCCAATAGTCATCAAGATCTAAACCAAAACGAATGCCTAACTTATTAAGGGCTTCTATAATTCCGTTGCTATTATCTATTTCACGACAAAATAAAACTAAGTCAATAGTTTTTAAAAAGTCATCAGGATAAATGTCATTAGGTTTAGAATGCACAATTTCAAAGTCTGGGTTTAAACGTGCTAAAACTTCATGCGGTTTATTCATGCGATAATAAGACACAGCGTTGAACTCTGGCTTGTTATCTTTAATGTTAAAGCTGTGTATTAGGAGTATTTTCATCAAACGTATGGTGTTTTAAATTAAGTTCTTTCATTCTGTGTAAACGGTATCTATTAGCATCAATTATCAATTCGTTACCACATGATGAGCAAACGTAACCGTTATTAATTACTTTGTAAGCTGCTATTATTTC